AGACCTCGTAACCAAAAAAAACAGACGTAACTGTTGACAAGCCCCCTCCAGGCGCTATGGTTTGGGCACGCCAGAGATGGCACCCCTCGCTTGAGATTCATGACCGCAACCAAAACCGCCACGACCTGGGATCTGGTCTGCTCCGCAAATCAGCACCTTGACGCCCGCAGCGCTGGCGCACTCATCAACCAGTTCTTCCCTGGCAAATATGAGCTGATCACAAGCTCCGGCGTTCGCGTTGGCCGCAAAATGGACGACCAAACCGTGAGAGCGTTTATCAATCAGGCCGTCTTTGCTTCTTGAACGCTCTGAGAGGGGCCTAGGAGCCTCTGCAACGGGCCGGGAAGCCTGACTGCATACAAGACCCTCAAGAGGGGAAAACAGGGCAGCTGTAGGGGCTGATCCATCTCCCGGCCATTCACCACTTCCCATCCACCCATGCGTGTCTTAATTGCTTGTGAATACAGCGGTCGGGTTCGAGATGCTTTCAACTCCCATGGTCATGACGCAATGAGTTGCGACCTGCTGGAAACAGAAGTTCCCGGCCTGCACTACCAAGGACCAGTCGAAGACGTGCTCAGCGATGGCTGGGATCTGATGATTGCCCATCCGCCCTGCACTCATCTAGCGGTGAGTGGTAGCAGACATTTCCCTGAAAAGATTGCAGACGGCAGGCAAGCAGCAGCGTTAGATTTTGTAAAGCTGTTAATGGATGCGCCAATTGATCGCTGGGCAATTGAAAACCCCATCAGCGTGATCAGCAGCGCTATCCGTCCGCCGAATCAAATTATCCAACCCTGGGAATACGGGCACGGGGAAGTAAAAGCAACTTGCCTGTGGCTACACAATTTGCCAAAGCTGAAGCCAACCAATTGCGTTGAAGGGCGTGAACCAAAGGTTCACTTGATGCCACCTAGCCCCAATCGCTGGAAAGAGCGTAGCCGCACGTTTTTAGGCATAGCCGAGGCGATGGGCCAGCAGTGGGGGGCCAATAAGCTTCCCGCTGTATCCGAACAATTATCCTTTGCCTGACTGATCAAATGCCAATCGATTGCCCAAACTGCGGCAAGCCCGTCATCAGTACCACATGCGCCAGGCTTAAAGACGGCATCCGTATCCGTTACCGTCGATGCCCATCCTGCAACCATCCCTTCAGGACTGAGCAGGTCATGACTCCTGAAATCGTCATCAATAGAAAACGCACCCCTGGCCCCCCTCATAACGCAAAACTTCAACCCTCTGAAGTTGCTGACATCAAAAAGTTCTTGCAAAATAATATCTTCACTTCGCATGAACTTGCACTTCAATACGATGTTTCTGTAAGCGCTATTCAGCACATTCGCACGGGGAAAGCTTGGGCTTCTATTGAGCCTGCGCTATGATGTCACGCAATAGTTGGTTAAAATGGCAAACTTAAGGCGACGGCATTACAAGCTAAACTCAAAAGTAATTGAAGCCGTTCGTCATCTCGCAGAATATGGCGCAGCACTAGAACATATCGCTGCCGCAGTTGGTGTTAGTTATGAGGCAATTACGCTATGGCTTCGCAATGCAAAAGGCCCTGATCCTACAGAAGAAGAAATACAACTTTTGCAAGCCCTTAATGAAGGTCGCGCAGCTGGTGCTCATAAATTTATAAATATCATCACAAGTTGTGCTCAAGAAGGTGACAGCAAATCAGCGCAATGGATGCTCACTCATAGCCCTTCATATCGTAAGCATTACAGCGACAATGCAGCCGTAACACGCGCAAGAAATGAAGGCATCGAAGCCGCAGTATCAGCCATCGCCGAAGCAAACCTCACGCCAGAACAAGAGCGGACCGTATTGCTACGCATTCAAGCCAAAACCGGTCAGGAATTAGTGCCGAATGAAGAGGAATAACCCAATACTGGCCAGGCTGGCAGAACTGCAGACTGAGGCGGTCGGCACCCGCTCAGCCTTGGCTGATGTTGATGACCTCTTGCAACGCATCGCGGCAACGCTTAACGCTGGCCAGCTCAACGCCTTTGAAGTGGAGAGGCTTAGCGCCATCGCTACATCACAAGGCGGATCACCAAACAGCATCCCTGAAATTGGTATCAGTGCTGGCTATGGCAGCGGCAAGACATATTGCGCCCATGCGGTTGCCGTCAAGTTGTCCGCGCTGAACCAAGGCTTTGTTGGTTGTGTGATGGAACCAACCAGCGATATGGTCCGCCGAATCTGGGCGCCAAAATTTGAAGATTTCTTAGATAGTTTTGGCATCCCTTACACCCCAAGGGTGGCACCGTACGTTAGTCACACGCTGCACTTTCCAGGCGGTGATTCAACGATCCTTGGCCTGTCGTTTGAAAACTATCAGCGGATCGTTGGTGACGATTGGGCCTTCGCAATTATCGATGAGGTTGATACTGCGAAAGCATCAATTGCCCAGCGTGCTTATGACAAGATCCTGGGCCGTATCAGGGTCGGCAACTTCAACCAGCTCCACTGTTATTCAACGCCAGAAGGCTTTGGGTTCCATTACCAAACGTTTGGCACTGATGCAGCACGGGAAGGCAAGCGCAGAGCGCTGCTCAGGATGACGACGGCAGATAATGCCCACAACCTTCGGCCTGGCTTCGTCGATGACCTGCTGAGCCGCTACACCCAAGAGCAATGCCGCGCCTACCTAGAGGGCGTTTATCAGAACCTTGCGACGGGCACTGTCTACGACAGGTTTGACCGTGCCAAACATGTTTCAGGTGTTGATGATGATCCGTTAGGTGAAGAACCGCTGAGAATCGGGATTGATTTCAATGTGGGCAATATGAATGCAGTGGTAGCGATCAGGTCTGAGAATGCGCTGCATTTCATTGATGAGATCAGCCAGGCGCACGACACTGATGCCTTGGCACAGGAGATCTGCGCTCGTTACCCAGGCCGGACGCTCTACGGCTACCCCGATGCTTCGGGCGGCAACCGCTCGACTAATGCGACCAAGACTGATCTGGAGATACTTGCGAGCTATGGCATCAGCAACCAATCGCCTAAAGCCAATCCCAGGGTGGCTGATCGGGTTTCTGCTTTTCAGGGTGCTTTGGAGAACGGGAAAGGTGAAATCAGGATCCAGATCAACCCACGATGCAAACGGCTCATCGAATGCCTAGAGCTGCAGGCGTACAACGAGCGGCAGGAGCCTGACAAGGAATCTGGCCATGACCATATGCCGGACGCCGCAGGCTATCTCGTTTGGCGTGAGCTGAACCCACTGCACCGCAGGGCTGGCCGTGGCACCGGCATTAGACTGTATTAACGAAACATTGAACAATGGCCAAGCGCGGCGGTAGGTCTGGCAGGAAGTACGTCCGCGACTCAATCGGGCGGTTTGCTACGACTGGCGCCACTGCTCGCGGTGGCAGGCTGAAAACTAAAAGTGGGAAGAAACGGGCGACTCAAACGGTAAAAGCAAAGACCGGCGGTAAGCCTGCAGGTGCCATCAAGGGGAAGATCAAGCGGGATCCTGGCGCAGCGAAGCCAGCAGCACGCTCGAAGCCAGCAGCAGCGAAGACAGCAGGACGATCAAAGACTGATTTGCAGCGAATGCAGCAAGCAGACAGGATCATGGGCAAGCTTGCCAAGCGGCAAAAGGCTGTTGTTGATAAGGCGCCAAGCTTGAACGAAGGGTTGAAACAGATTCGTCGCAATAATGCACGGGCAGGGCGCGTCAATCAATCGTTGGCATCGAAAGGTTTGCTTGGCAAATACAACCGGCTTACTGCGCCTGCTGATCCAATTAGGATGACTCCAGCGGGAAAAGGAATACCAAAAACCCCGAGACGCGCCAAAAAAAAAAGCGTAACGGCCAATAACGCACGGGCTACCGGCAAGTTGACCAGGCCCGTCGCTACGGGCAATATCAGACGTACTGGCGGCAGGCTTGGCCCTAAAAATACGATCAAGCCAGGGCCAAAATCACCGCGCACCAAAATGAATCGTGCGATCAATAATGTGATCAAAAAGGGCAAAGCCCTGAAAGGATCTGCGGAGAAGTTGCGCGGCGTAAAGAAACAGGCTGATGCACTGCGAGGCCGGATGCTGAAAGAAGATAAGGGGCGATTGAGTAAAGCGCTATCAAAGCCATCGGTGACAGATAAGCGCAGCCGAGATTATGGCGGGCGGTTGACGAAAGGAGCACGGGGCCAGGATCCAGCAACTGGCGGGAAGAAGAGCAGGACCAAGCCAGCAGCAGCAAAGCCAGCAAGCGCTCGTGACGCGGCAACAGCCAGGCTGAAAATCAAAACGGCAACGCGGCGAAAGCTCAGGGCTGATCGCAGCTCAGTGATCCCGGCAAACCCTAAAGCGCGGCGAGTGCAAGGCGCTCGAATTGGCAGCACAGTAGCCAAAAAAGCCCGCGCTAAAGGCAATGCACCGGCCACGATTGCAAATAGGGTTAAGCGTAAATCTGCCGTGAACAAGGCAAATCTAAAAAACATTCAACGTTACGAAAAAACTGGGGCAAGGCAAGGAAATCAATATCAGCGAGCGCTCAAGCGTTCGGCAACTTTGGACCGCGCTCAGAACTTCTTGAAAACTGGGAAGCTGCCAGGGAAAGATAATTCAATTAAAGCTCAGCGTTCTTTTAAGGCTGCAAACGCTCGCATCAATGCCAATCGTGCGGCAAGGCAAATGAGCCAAAAAGAAAAATGGGCGGCTCGGGCTGAAAAAAGAAGAACGCAGGCAACCAAAGCTGAAGCAAACGCAAAAAGATTAAGAGACGCAAACCGCAAGGTAGGCGATAATGCTTTTTGGACTCAACCAGGACTTGGCAAGCAAAGAGACAAGGCAAGAGCTGGTTTGGATAAGTCGTTCAAGGAGCTAGAACGAGCCAAAAAGTTAAGGTCGCGAGCTGACAACTTAGAGCGAATGTCAAAGCGGAACAAAGGAGACGCAGCGTCAAGGCAGCAATTGAGAAGAGATAAATTTGACTCAAGAAAAATATCAAAAGGCCAAACAGTGAACTCAACGCTTTACGGGCCGGTCAAGGTTTTAAGAGTAAACAAAAAGACAGTCACCATTTCACTGAATGGGGGTAAGCCTTTCACGGAGGACAAATCAAGATTCAGAGAAGCCTTGTAAAACGCCGCAGGAGCTGACCTGCTACGATGCTTCATTCATTGGTTGCCCCAAACCTCAGCGACGGCAATCGCTGGGGTTTTTTAGTGCGTATCGACCGCAGCGGCTGACCTGCTACGCTCAGCACGTTGCCTGAGTTAATGGGTTCTCAGGCTTCATTGGGAGTGGGTTCAAAGCCTCAGCGATTCGGGCCGCTGGGGCTTTTTAATGCCATAAGCATCCGCTGCTTTCCTTGCATTCGCTCGCTGCAGCTGCTTACGGTGCGATTCCACCAAGTGATACGACGACACGTTGCAACAGCTGGTGATCCCTTCCTCTGTCAAGCACACCCTCACGCAATCGTCCGCCGTGCCGCTTACGTCTAGATCGCCCATGCCTGTTTTGATGCC